GCCACTGCACGTTGAGCGAGCAGAGCGCCGCGTAGGCGTAGACCCGGCAGTCGAGCGGCTCGTTGCGCACGCCGCTGCGGCGGATCCACTCGCGCACCGGAAAGCCCTTGTGGTAACGGGTGCGCACCACTTCGCTCGCCAGGCCGGCGAAATACTGATCGTCGCGGCCTTTCGGGAAATGGCAGAAGCCCGGTCCCGGCGTGCGCAGCTTCAGTTGCGAGTAGATCTGCTGCTTGGCGGCATCGACGCCGATCGCGAACAAGTTGACCTTGCCGACGTTGCTGCGGTTGGACGTCTTCGGCCACACCGGCCGACCACCGCCGGCCATGCCCTTGATCGCGAATACCCGTTGCCGGTAGCGACCGCGGACGAAGTTGTAGACCGCCCCGGTGTGGTGGCCGCCGGAGTCGATACAGGCCGCCGCCGGCTTGTGCTCGGCCAGGTAGGCCGCCAGTTGCTCCCAGAGCGCCGGCCCGGCCGGGTCGCCGAACAGCACGCGGTAGTCCAGACTCCACGACTCCTCGCGGTCGCCCCAGCCGACCAGCTCCATTTCGAGCCGGTCGTCCTGGACGTCGATGCCGATCGTGGTCAGCAGCACCGGCTCGGGAACGCCGTCCCAAGTCTCGGCGCGCTCGGCCAATCCCGTCTCGTCGAGCCGCTCGGCGTCCTCTTCGTAGGACTCGCCGAGCGTGGTATTCGTCCACGCCCGGATGCGCTCCGAGCTCCGCGACGCTTTCGCGTCAACGCAGGCGCGCGCCATCTCGGCAAGCCGCGACCACGGCGAATAGAGCTCCGACAGCGCGAAGCCCGCGATGCCGGCGAACGCGCGCTCGGCGCGCCACTCGCCGCGGCCGATCGCCTCCAGCCGATCGCCGTCGTTCCACACCGCGCCGCAGTGCTCGCAGAGGTAGCGGGCGGTGTCCGGCCGATTCTCCTCCCAGCGCACCTGTCGCCAGGCGAGTACCTGATGCTCGCCGCAGTGCGGACACGGCACCCAGAAGCGGCGCTGGTCCGACTCCTCGTAGGCTTCGTCGATCCGGCTGGCGCCCTTTACCGTCGGCGTGCTGGTAAGGACGAGTTTACGTGCGGAAAATGTCTTAGACCTCGCCTTCGCCAGCGTCACTGGATCGCCCTCGGCGCCAGCGCTCGGCGGATACCGATCAACCTCATCGAGCAGCACTACCCGCACCGGCCGCGAAGCGAGACTCGCTGGAGAATTAGCGCCTGCCAACGTCAAATGTCCGCCGGGAAAACTCTTGTGGAGTAGCGTATTTTTTCGATCGTCCTTTTCAATTCTCGCCGATAACGCTGCCGTGTCTCTGATCATCGGCGCTATGCGATCTTTGGAAATCGTCTCCGCCATCTCGAGCGTCGGTTGTATCAATAAAATCGGCGATGGATCCTGTGCAACATAAAAACCGATGGCGTTTAACAAAATCTCGGTCTTTCCAACCTGAGCGCTCGACCGGACGACTACGGTATGCGTATCCGGATCGCCGATTGCGTCTAGTATCGAACGCTGATATTCAGCGCGGCTCGTCCGCCATCTTCCTATTTCCGCGCTCGCTTCCCCGCTCAGTCGGCGGAATTGATCCGCCCACTCGCTGATCGTCAGCCTCGGCGGCGGTTTCGCTGCCCTGAGTGGCGATATCAAATCGGCGTCGAACATCGGCCGCGATGGCGTCTCCTGCAATTTCTTCCAGTGCCTCATGTACCAAATCGGTGAGCGCGTCCTGCACTTTGGCGACTCGCGACGGATCGCCGGCGACATGAATCGCCGCCTTTGTTGGCAATGCCATCATCAGCGATCGCATGGCAAGCACCATCGATTCCCAGTGCCTTTTTGCGACGTTGCGATCTATAAGCGATCCGCGGAGCGCGCCGAGCTCAATCTCTGTTTTATCGGCCTGTAGTCTTGTCAGCCGATCCTTCGGAGACTCGATGCCGCCGTTTGCCAGGTGGGCAAACACCCTGGACATTCGGTACTTGCGCGACTGCCGGCCGTTGTCGGCGGTATCAACCGCGTCCGGCTCAAGCCCTTCTAAATCCTTTGCAAGAGTACGGCGGTCCTTATCTAGCTCGACGGCTAGGCCGCTGATCGTCCAAAGTTGTGCCTGCATCAGAACGCGAGGCCAAGCGTCTGCTGAGTTGTAGCGGCGCCAAACCGTTTCACGTACAACTTACGGAACCGCTCAGCGTTTGGCTCGCGCAGCCGAGATTCCCACTCGCTCGGCATCCTGTCCCGTTTTGCGAGGTTGCAACTTCTACAGCACACGATCACGTTTACTAGCGAATGCGCGCCGCCTCGTGCCACCGGAACGATGTGGTCGAGCGCTTTGTTTCGGCCATCTAACGCTCCGTCACAATATGGGCATTTCCGCGCAGTGGCGAACATTTGCCGTAATACCGCAGCCGTCAAAGTTCCATCCGCCGACGATACGAGGCGCGCATATCTGCGCTCGTTGTACTTGTCCGCCGCCGCTGGGTTCGCGTGTTTGTAACGCTGCTGACGTTCTCTCTCGCGCGAGCGGAAGTCGATATTTTGCTTGTACCGCGCTGCATATGATTCGGCAGGTCGCGCCTTCTGCCACAAAGAAACATGTGTTGCCGGATTGGCGGTGCGCGCTTTAGCTAGGCGGCGCAGTTCCCGCGTCTCTTGTTTCCACCACGCCGCCGCGATTCTAGATGCGGCGTCTTTAGCGATTAGTTGCCTTCCCGCTGCCGCCGCTTTCCGACGCCGATATGACCGCTTGTACTCGATTCTTTGCTCACGCCGCTTCGCTTGGCGCTGTTGCTTGGTTAGGTGTTCGCGTTTTCGTTTGCAGTCAATGCAGGTGTGCTCTCGCCCATCGAACCGCGTTGGCGACTTCCAGTACGCCGATAGCGGCTTTTCTTGCCTGCATTTTTTGCACGGCTTTTCAAGCCAACAAACTAGCCGTTTTGCGCCCTGCCCTAACGCGACATTGTTTAATTGTAGATTGAGGCGGCGGTCGGCTTCTATGCGCGACCGCTTCGGCCCTGCGATTGCCGCTTGGTATGCGGCCGCGCAGCTTTTACATATCGACTGCCGACCATCAGAAGCCCGGAGGCGTAGGGAAAAATCATCTAATGGTTTGGTGATTCCGCATTTGGTGCAAGGCTTTTCAAGCCAACACACCAAACTGCTGCGCCTATCTGCCGTTCCAGACTGGCTTACTCGCATAAAGTGGAGGCGCCAGCGTCAAGCCACATTCCGTTGTATTTCGCGTCGTTTTCGCCTCCGCTTTTCCTGGCTGACGGAGGACCCGCTAGAGTTTCGACGCCGCGCCGCAACAAAACGCCCGGCTGGCGACCGGGCGAGTCAGATAGGAGAGCGCGCTACCGGCAGTTCTCACCACTGCCTGATTCGCACTGAAACTGCGCAGCAGCGAATTGTCAAGAGTCAACCAGTTTCCGCCGGGTTCGCCTGTTGCAGGATAGCGTCCAGTGCACCTGATCGACGCCGTGCTCGACGCGCTGCTGGAACACCCGCCGCGACACTTCCAGCAGCGCCGCCTTCTCGGCCTGCGTGCCGGTGCGCACGAACTGGAAGTACAACGCCGCCGTGATGTGCGGCGGACACGCCATCACAGCGGCATCCACCTCGGCCACGTCGGCCGCCAGGTGCATGCCATCGTAGGCGGTGTCGCCATCCACCCGCTGCGTCACGAATGGCGCCCGGCGCGGATAGCCGAGGCCGTGGTCGACCCGCTTGGCGAGATACGTCCCCCAGCGCCGCAGCCGATCCACCGTGCCGGCGGTATGCGGCCGCTCGGCCATCTCCACTACGCTGGCTCCCATAGCTTCCCCCCTACGCCGCACGCTGTCCCCGGCCGCCGCAGCCGGCGCTCGTTGGCGCACAGCACGAACGGCTCGCCGTAGCCCGCCTGCCAGTTCGCCAGCACGTCCGGATGCGTCTCGATGACCGCGGTGTGCGTGCAGCCGTGCCATCCGAGCTGCGCCGCCGGCACCGCATGCCGGCAGTCCCGACAGAAGCGCAGTTCATCCGCCTTCGGCTCGTGCAGCATCGGGAGCCTCGAGCGGCTGGAAGCGCGGCGGCGTCCATACGCAAGCCGCGCTCGGCACCGCATAAAGCACGGTGTCGCCATGCGTCCAGCGACAGCGGACATACTCGGGACCGTACTCGCTGGCGTGGTGATGCGCGCAGGCGCCGCAGGTAGTGGTCATCGGCGCCGCCGCAGCGCATCCCAGACCGCCCACAGCACGAACAGCACGATGCTGCCGGCGCCGATCACCAGCACGATCAGCGCGACCGTGGTCCAGTAGAGCCAGTCGGTCATCGCAGCGGCCCGAGGTAGACGAGCGCCTCTTCGACGCTCCTCGCCGTAAACGCCAGCCCGCCGGCCTCGCACACCCGGCGGATGAACTCGGCCTGCAACTGCTCGCGCTCGTCGCTCGGCCCGCGCCACGATGGCCGTTTGACCTCGATCGCCAGCAGCTTGCCGCTCACCAACTGGCCGAGGATGTCGCTCATGCCGGGACAGTCGTGAAAGCGCACGAAGCGCTGGCGGCCGTCGTCGGTGCGCACCGTCATGGCGCCGCTGTTGATCCGGGTATGCCAGGCGACCGCCGGATGCACCCGCAGCAGGCGACGGATGGCGTCCAGTACGGCGGCCTCGGATGGCTCGCAGAGCGCGAGTTTGAGCGGTTTCCGTTTTGGCGGCGCTTTTTCGGCCGCAGGCGCGTCTGGGATACCAGGCAAGCTACGCGGAGACATCGCGGCTTCCGATCGCGCCACAGCGGCGGAATTATGCCGCTTCGCGACGTGCTCCCGCAGCTTGTCCTCGCTCCACCTCACGGCCGGCTCCCGCACACCCGCCGCACCGGCCCGACGAGCATCGGCCGCAGCCCGAGGTAGTCGTCGAGCGGATTGGCGTGCACGACGCGGTAGCGGCCGCTGTGCCGGCGCTCCGGGTCGACCCGCTCCAGGCGGCCGTCGCGCACCATCTGCGAGACGGCGTTGCGGATCGTCTGCGGTCGCGCCTCCGGTAGCAGTTCGCCGATTTCAGCGGTGGAGAGCTCGCGGCCGGCGAGCACGTCGAGGATGGCGTACGGGATGCCGGTGTTACGCGCTGGCATGGCGGCTCCGTTCGGCTTGGACTTCGGCGATCAGCGCTTGCATGGCGTCGCGTCCGTGCTGCTCGCGGTAGCGCTTGAGGAAGGCGCGGACGTGGACGTCGGGACTGCCGGCCAGGTCGAGCACTTGGCAGCGCCGGCAGTCGAGGCGGTAGACGGCGCGGTGGCCGCAGTCATGCGACGCGCTCACCAGCCACTAGGCGGATGCGTTTGCTGTCGGCCAGCGCCTCGATGCGCGAGCGGAGGTCCGAGGCGGCGCTTGGTGTTGGCAGTTGAGAATTTTTCTCAAAAGCCTTTTCGTCGCCTCCTGTGGATAACTTTTGCCCACCACTGCCGGAAGTAGAAGTAGAAGTAGAAGCAGAAGCAGAAGCAGAAGCAGAAGCAGAAGCAGAAGCAGAAGCACGCGGAATTGCATGTCCTTTGTCCGCCTGCGGTCTTTCTTTGGCGCGCCTAGGGTTAGCCTTTGGTTTGCCTTGTGGTTCCGGTGGCGGCGGGAGAGTGCCTTTCGCCTCACGCGGGTGAATGCGCTGAAACTTGACGAAATTGCGGATTTGGATGACTTGCCGGCCGTCCGCGGCATAAACATCAATCCACTTGGCGGCGACTAAGTCGGCGACGATGGCCTCGATCTCGACGACGTCATCGTACGGAAACAGCTCCACGCGCAACCGCTTAGGCCGGTATTCCACACGGCCATCGCGATCGGCGACGGTGAGGAGCGCGATTGCTGCCAGGCGTGATAGCGGCGGGATTTCCGCCAAGTCCTCGTCGGTGAAGAACGAGTGGTAGATAAGACGGGTTCGGCTCACTCCCTTGCGTCCCTCGGTTGGTTGTTGGTTGATTGTACGAAACGGTTATTTACCGACGTGCCTCCCATCTGGTGGTATTACAAGCGATGGCCCACTTCCCGTCGACGAACATGCGGACTATTTCATCGGCGTTATAGGCAAACGTTCCTGAATCGCCGTCACAAAAATCGTTGATGCGATCCTCAAAAGCACCGTAGATCGGATGAATCCCAAGCACACCAGACCCAATGTGGAAAGCGGCTGGCTCCCATTGCTTGACGTCGCCATCATCGCAACAGCCGTCGCAGCGCAACCATCCGAGATGATGATCGGCTCTAGACAAAAACGGAGTGGTTCCAACGATTAACGCGTCGCCGTTCGGATAGGCGGTGTCTATTTTTGCGGCGACGTCAAATGGGAATTCTATGACTGGCTTCACTTCAACCAGTATCTGACGCGATTTACCGTGAAGCAAAAAGTCGGGAATCCAACCAGGAAGGTCGAATGGCTCGTATGTCCACTGCCATCCGAGTTCTGTGAAGAATCGAGCCCAGCGCGCCTCCAGCCTTGAGCGGAACAGATACCCGTTATATTCGGTCTCGATTCCGCGAATCTGGTTAGCCACTTTCCCGCCCCGCTTCGTTCGTCTTCTTCTGTACCGCCCCGTTACCGCGCCCCGCCTACCTCGGTCGCCATCGCTCGCATAGAAGCGCCCGCAGCGCACGTTCAACGCCGCGGGCGAAGCCGCCGGCCCAATAGGAGGAAGGCGGACGGTTGGGAGTCATTTGCGCGCCTTGGCGCTCACGCCGGCCTGCGCGACCAGCTCGGTCAACACTGGCAGCAGCGTCGCAATCTGCGAGATCGCCTGCTCGCGGCGCACCGAGTCGGTCTGCAGGAAGCGCTCGACCAGCCAGTACACCGGCCGCATGTCGCCGGTCGCCTCGACGATGCGCACCGCGTCGTGCACCCGCAGCGGCCGTGACTCGTCGCTGTTGCGGTTGAGCCGCCGGGTGAGTTCCGACGGACTCATGTCGAGGTCGCCGGCGATGCCGTTCAAGCCTCGGCGCGAAGCGTAGACCGCCGCCGCGATGACGTCCTCCCAGTGTGGGAAGCGGGCGACCAAGCCAGGCTCGAGGTCAAAGGACAGTTGCATGGCGTCAACCGTGTTGCGCGCCCGTTTCACTGGGTTTCACGGACGGCGGCAAAAAAACGGCTGACGGTGTCACTGGCCGACCTCCGGGTCGGCCTCGGCCAACGCCGGATCGGTGGCGCGGCGGAGGGGGTGAAAGACGGCCGGCCGCCGATGACGCGCCCGCGTCGGACCGTTGGCGTCGAGCCACGCCTTCAGGCGAGCGACACGGTCGATGGACGGAGAGCATGGATACGAGGCCCGGAACTTCTCCAGCCATGACCGCGACAGTCCGGTCTGTTGGGAAATCAGCTCGACGCGAAACCCGGCCGCTGTGGCCTCGCGCAGCCTGGACTTCAGCGCATCAAGTTCTTCGATCACGCCGCGATTGTGGCAGAATTCTGCCAGCTTGGCAACGGGGTAGCCGGCAGCACACTGCCAGCAGTATTCGGCAAAGTGAGGCGATGCCGAACCGTCCGATCAAGTTGATCGTTGCGACCAACATCAGCGCGCTCTTGGAGTACCATCAAAAGTCGCCGGAAGAGGTCGCGAAGATCGCTGTGTACCGCGGCGGCCGCAAGGCCGGCGGCAAGGTTGGCGCCCGCACCATCCGCAACGCGATGAAGGCAGACGTTGCCGACAGTCCGTCGCTGGAGTTAATCGCGGCGATTGCGAAGGTGTTTGGGTTACAAGCCTGGCAACTGCTCTTCCCGAAGTTCAGCCCGCGCAATCCGCCGGTGCTGGCCGTTACTCCGGAGGAAGAAGCGTTGGTGCGCCAGTTCGAGCGTTTGAGCGCCGAGCTCGCCGCCCGCGCGCAGCCGAAGGAGAACAGCGAGGCGCGCTGATGATCGCGACAGCGGTGTCGATCGTCTTTCTTTGGATCTGCTTCGCGGTCGTGACCGCGATCGCTGGCAGTTCCCGCGGTCGCGCGCCGGCACTTTGGGCGCTGCTCGGCCTCCTGTTCGGACCGTTCGCGCTGGTCGCCGCGCTAGTCTTGCCGCGCAAGCTCGGTCACACGCATGTCGCTTGCCCGGCCTGCGCTGAGCCGGTGCTGCGAGCGGCCACCATCTGCCGCTATTGCGGCAGCAAACTGGCCGGCATCGTCGGGCCGTCTGCCGCCGATCGCGAGCTGACGGCCGCCATCACCAAGCGCGCCGAGCGCTGGGCGCTCGCCATCGTAGGCGGCATCGCGCTCGCCGCGTTCATCATCGCAGCATCCTGACGTCGTAACACCAAACCGGCGACACCGCGCCGATCGGCTCGCCGCCGACTCGCAGAATTCTGCTTGACGCCACCGGCAGAATTCTGCCAGAATGCCTCAACTTCCCGCCCCCACCCACCCCTCGCCGCGCGCTCCGAGCATCCGGGCCTCCGCGGACCAGGGAGAAGAGCACCAGGGGCACAGCCGAGAACGGTCCGAGTGGTCGGAAGAGGTCGGCGAGGGGAGTACATCGGTAAACGAGGAGAGTCGGTGAGATACAGCAAGCAACGAAAGCACACGCCAGCCACGGACTCTACGTGGTTGCTGGGAATGCTTTACGTGGTCGAGGTGAGGTTGGTGCGCGCGGCAACAAGGGAAAAGGTCAAGCACCGGATCTTGATGGTCGGGTGCGAAGCCGGCGATATCGAGCGAAAGCTGCGATGGCTATTCGACGCGCGGGAGTTTGTCGAGTTCTCCGTTACCGAAGTACGCAAGGTGAAGGAAAAAATGCACTTCCTGAGCACAACCATCACACAGGAGTCAGAGCCGGCCGCCCCGATTATCGAGCGTGAAGAGGGCTCTATCGTGGCTCCGCAGCAGAAAACCATCGTGCAGGAACTCGTTGAGATCGAGCAGCGGCCGCGGCTCTACGCGGTTGGCCTGTCGACAACGATGCCAGCGATGAGCGCTGACCACGCGGTGCGGAAAGTAGGCCACGCGCTGATTAGAGCCGGTAGCGAGGGTTCGTCTCACGCCGGCGCAACGTTGAGCGCTGACTCGACGTTGACGATCGAAGAAATCCCATTTTCGTCTGGGTTCGCAAAAGCGCGCGACGTTTCCGCCGAGAAAAACGAAGCGCGCTTTGTGAGGGGGTGACATGACCACAGAGAAAGACTATTCCGACATCCCGGCGCTGCAGCCGCGCCGCGGTTCGACGCGCTTTGCGCGCGGCCTCACCCGCGAAGCGCGCCTGCGCCTCGGCCTCGAGCGCGAGCCGATCAACTGGGGCGATTTCACCATCGCCATCGTGATCGTGACGCTGCTCCTGTACCTGGTCGTCAAGCACGTGGTGCTGGCATGAGCGAGCCCATCAACGTCCGCATGGCGTTGCTCCTGCAGCGCTGCCTCGACGTGCTGCGCGAGGTCGCGCTCACCAGCCGCTCGAGCATGACCTACGCCGAGCTGTCGGCGCTGCGCCTGGACATCGAATCGGCACTCACCAGCGCGGTGGCGCAGGCCGAGGAGGAGATGTGATCCGCACCCTCTACACCGACGACGGCGACTACGCCGATCTGAAAGCCGACGCCGCCCTCGCCGAGGCCGAGCGCCGCGCCATGGCCGTCTACCTGCCGGAAGCGCGCTCGGCCTACGTCACCGACTGTCTGGCCGACGCCGAATGGCATCGCGCCACGCTCGCCTGCAAAGGCATGGAGCCGGCGAACGTCGCGCTGAGCCTCGCCATCGCCAGCGGCGACTACGGCCGCATCAGCGAGGCGGTGGTGGCGTACCGCAACGCGCTCAAGGATCACGCCAAGCACGAGGCGCTGATCGATGCGCGCGGGACAGTGCAGGCGGCGGCGGCCGCGCTGTGGCGCGAGGCGGACGAGTGAGCGCCTACGAGGAGTTTCTCGCCGCCAAAATGCCACGGGCGCGGGCTGTTGGCATCGCCGGTATCGATGAATTCCCGGCCGAGTTCTTCCCGCATCAGCGGCATTGCGCCGAGTTTGCCTTGCGCCAAGGGCGCGCCGGCATTTATCTCGACACCGGCCTCGGCAAGACCGCGATCGAACTCGCCTTCGGGCACCACGCCGCACTCGCCACCAACGGCCAAGCGTTGATGCTGGTGCCGCTCGCGGTAGCGCAGCAGGCGAAGCGAGAGGCCGACCGCTTCGGCTTCGACGCGCGGGTGATCCGCGAGCAGGCGCAGGCGCGGCCGGGGATCAACATCTGCAATTACGATCGCCTCGACAAGCTAGACGTTGCCAAGTTCGGCGGCGTCATTTTGGACGAGGCCTCGATCCTGAAGGCCTACACCGGCAAGACCTCGCGAGCGTTGATCGGCGCCTTCGCCGGGCACCGCTTCCGGATGACTGCCACGGCCACGCCGGCGCCAAACGACCATATGGAGCTCGGCCAGCAGTGCGAGTTCTTGGGTGTCATGCCAAGCAACGAGATGTTGATGCGCTGGTTCGTTGCCGACCAGACGCAGATGGGCCGGTATCGCCTGAAACATCATGGCGAAGCGGATTTCTGGCGCTGGATGGCGTCGTGGTCGCGGATGGCGGAAAACCCAGCCGATCTTGGCTTCGATGGCGCCCGCTTCGTGCTGCCGCCGCTCGACATCCGCTATCACCACGCCGACGCGACCGACGTAGCGCCTCTTGCCGGCTCGCTGTTCGAGATAGTGATGTCGGCGACCACGTTGCACGACGTCAAGCGGCAGACTGCGACAGCGCGCGCGGAAGCGGTGGCCTCGATCGTCGCGTCGACGCCAGGGCCGGCGGTGATCTGGTGCGATACGGATTACGAGGCGGCGGCGATCGCCAAAGCCTTCCCGGAAGCGATAGAGGTTCGCGGCTCGCATCCGATCGAGCGCAAAGAAGAGGCGCTCGAGGCGTTTGCCACCGGCGCGGCGCGCGTGCTGCTCACCAAACCGTCGATCTGCGGATACGGACTCAACTGGCAGCACTGCTCGACGATGGTCTTTGCCGGTCGCTCGTTCTCCTACGAATCCTGGTATCAGGCCGTGCGCCGCTGCTGGCGCTATGGCCAGACGCGCCCAGTAACAGCGCACGTCATTGTCGCCGAGGGCGAAACACAGATCGCCGCCGCTATCGCCCGCAAGGCCGACGATCACGCGCGCATGAAGGCCGCAATGGCGCAGGCGATGCGTATTGCGATGGCCGACGACGAAGCGCGCCTGGTGCGCGCCTATGAACCAACCCACCGCGGAGCGTTACCTGCATGGCTTCAGTAATCGATTGTCTCAACTCGGCCCACGGCGAGAACTGGGCCGCCTATCACGGCGATTGCGTCGACGTCATGCGGCAGTGGCCGAGCGCGTCGATTGATTTTTCGGTGTATTCGCCGCCGTTCTCCGGCCTCTACATTTACAACGACTCGATCGCCGACATGGGCAACAGCGCCGACGATGGCGAATTCATCCGCCACTACGGCTATCTGTTGGCGGAACTCTACCGCGCCATGCGTCCGGGCCGGCTGGTCGCTGTGCATTGCAAGGATCTTGTCTTTTACAAGACGCAGCGCGGTACTGCCGGCCTGCGCGACTTTCCCGGCATGCTGGTGCGCGCGCACGAAGAGGCCGGCTTCAACTTTCACTCGCGGGTGACGATCTGGCGCTGCCCGGTGCGCGAGATGACGAAGACCAAGGCGCACGGGCTGCTCTACAAGCAGTTGCGCGCCGACTCGACTTTTTCTCGGCAGGGCCTCGCGGAGTATCTGCTGATCTTCCGGAAGTGGGCGGACGAAGGCGAGGAAATCGCCCCGGTAACGCACACGTTCGACGACTTCCCGCTCGATCAGTGGCAACAGTGGGCCTCGCCGGTATGGGAAGACACGCGCGAGACGGACGTGCTAAACGCCGAACGGGCGCCAAATGACGAAAAGCACATCTGCCCGATGCCGCTCGACCTGACGCGGCGAGCGATCGCACTCTGGAGTAATCGCGGAGACACGGTCCTCTCGCCATTCATGGGCATTGGCAGCGAAGGCGTCGCGGCGCTGGATCTCGACCGCCGCTTCGTCGGCGTCGAACTGAAGGCCGAGTATTTTGCACAGGCCGCCGTACACCTGCGCTCGCGCTCAATGCAGGCGCAGTTGTTTGATTCCGAGTCGGAGGAAAGCGTCGCATGACCGACCTCGGCGCCCGTTCCACATACCTCGGCGGCAGCGAGCTCGCCGCCGTCCTCGGCGTCAGCCCATTCGCCACCGCGCTCGATGTCTACCTCCGCAAAACCGGCGAGGCCGGCGAGC